GACGGTGAAGCACTGGAGGAATATTTTCCTCTAACTCAGTCCTTTGCTAAAGAATTATTTGGCAGTCGTTTAAGGACGAAACGACGTTTGAGCATCGAATCTGTAGTAGATGATATGCGTGAGAGAGATACGCTATCTACTAATTCAGGAATGCCGCTCTTCACAAGAAGAGAGAAAGTAAAAGAACAAAGTATTCAAGATGCTTTATCTGGTAAAGCATATGAATGGCCCGCAATTGCTCTGTTTAGACAGTATAACGGTAAGTTGCGTGGAGTTTGGATGTTCCCGATGTCGATGAATTTGCTTGAGTCACAGTTTACTCAATTAATTCAAGAAACTATTCGCCTTTCTCCGACCATTTGGGTACGCGAATATGTCTCTCCGTGGAACGGATTTGAAACAGTCAAGAAGATTGCTACTGCACAGTGGGGTTCAGGACGCATCTTTGGTGGAGATACGACTGCGATGGACGCACATATGCGTTTAGCACAGACTAGTCTCGTATTCGAAATTGTAAAATGGTTGTTTCAAGAAAGTGAGTGGGACGATTTATACCACTGCATGTCACATGTTAATGACATCCCTCTCTTAGTGGGGCGGAATTCAATTACGACAGGCTTGCATGGTTATTCATCTGGATCTGGGTGGACACAGCTAGGTGAAACAGTGTTGCAAATGTTTATGGCGTATTGCTTAAAATGTAAAGGACAAGGAATAGGCGACGACTTTTATTGGCTCAATGACACGGGCGAACCGGCGGAATTCTACGTTGATTACATGGCAAAATTTGGATTACCAGCAAAAGAAGAGAAGCAATCAGATGAGGCAGATAGTTTCTCTTTCCTACAGCGTTACTTCCACAGAGGATTCTATAGTAGAGAATCTTCAATGGTACTCGGAGGATACTATCCAACAATAAGAGCTTTGAATAGTTCCTTAAACCCAGAAAAGTTTCATAAACCAGCTGTCTGGGATTCACGTATGTTCTGTGTGCGTCAATTTATGATATTGGAAAATTGCGTAGACGATCCATCATTTGTGGAGTTTATCTCGTTTGTGTGTAAAGGTCAAAAGGCCCTCATTCCTTTTGCTAAGATGAGTGCTAAAGAGATAGATACTGCTCAAGCACAATCACGTCTTATACCGGGTTTTAATCCTTCATATAACCAGGAGAAGTTATTGAAACCTCTATCGTCTTTTGAATCAATCCGAATTGCTTCAGGACTATGATAGGCG